AACACGATCTGACGCCACTCGCCACCCTTAGAGACCACCGGGTAGCCATACTCTCGATCCCATAGCAAAATGCCATCTTCCGCTGCGGTTGCGTAGTCATCTCTGGCGTCAAGCTGGTTCAGTGCTTTGCTCAAATATCGACGCAGGTTCTCAGCCCAAGCTGTCAAATTTAGCGTGATTGGCGGGACAACTCTCATCGCTTCCCGCCTTTTGTTGCGTCAAGGCGCATCGTGCCTACACGCCAATCCGCTGGCTCAACGCCCTCAACTCGCATCCTGACCTGCCGCCCCTGAAATCTAACTGACGTCGGGTTTGCTGCGTTGAACTTCCCATGTGTGCTTTCAATCCCGTTTGGATACAAACGAGACTTAAACGTAAGGTCCACCTGACCCTGTGTCTTTTCATCAGGGATAACTTGCGTAACGCTCATTAAATTTTCGCCAACGCCAATTGCTATGGGGCCAGTTTCGGCAAATGGTTCTACGCCATCGTAATTAAAGCCAACTTCATGCTCATACAAATCGCCATCTGGATCAATCCAGAATGGAAGGCGGAATACGCCTCGATCAACGCCAGACGTTCTAGCAAGATTACCCGTTGACCAAATATTTTCTACATAATCAAAGGCAACATATCTGTCGTTTTCTTGCGAATTCGAGGAAGGATAAAACCACCAAATTTCGTTCCACTGAGAATTAACGACCGCATAAACTTCTGACCTTTGGTCATTGTTGAAGTCAGAGAAAACGTAATCTGCAACCTCACATGGCAATTCCTGAACCGCGCCGCCGGTGTAAGAGAAAAACCCGCGAAGCCCCATCCAGATAACGCCTACGTCAACCGATGCTGCCGCCCTGCGAGACACAACCCCGCAGCTAGTACCAACGCGCTCAAACCCGAAAACAAACGGAGGGCCTTGATATGTTGCTGCGTGACAGTCTTGATCTGTTATAATTAAAGACTGAGATCTTGTTCGCAAACCCTGCATAATGCGCCCGTTGGTTTGCAGCTCAATGTCGCCAGCCTCGTTTGTTGCTGCCGCAGTCCAAGTCGTGTTGTCTTCACGATCTGACCATTGCACAAGTCGAGGGTTTCCGCCGCCAGAGAAGCAGAACACAAAACGCTCTTCTGTGACCATCATATTAGAGCAGCCTATTGGCGCGTTTGAAACCTGCGTCGCAGTACCAGCAGCGCCCGGCGCATACTCGTATAGCTTCCCGTCATCTGGGGACATGGCCAAAAGGTTTTCGCCAAAGTTATCCAAAGACCACATGGTAGCATCAAGAACAAAACCCAAGTCTGGGCGCTCAGTTCCCCACTCAAAGTCGCCCCAGCCAGCAGAACCCCAGCCGGTGTTGGCTGTCGCGTGAACTCTTCCGTCAGTAAGCGCCGGGGGCGTGATGTCAGTTTTCAGCCCAGAGCTGTTTATAGTAAAGAGGCCGTCGTGAAGGCCAAACGCAACAAACCTGCCGCCCGAGTTATCAATCCATGTGTGCATACCGCGCACAGTGCCGCCGATTGATATGGCAGTTGCGGTGTTATCATATCTTGGACGCCAGCCGCCAACAGGGCGCAGGGCGTCTTCATGCCAGCGGATCAAGTTGGCGTCACGCCAGCGACCCATTGACATATATTCAGTGCCGTTGCGATACTGACCCTTTGGTATGTTTAGCGGTATAAGCGGCATCTGAGCGTCACCCTAAGTTTATGTAGTCTATTGAGTAGGCGTTGTATCCTGAGCCAATGCCCGTTGAGTCGGGGTCATCATATCTGGAGCCAAAGCCTGTTTCATTGTCCCACTGGTACGCCATGACAGGAGACTGAGCGTTGTCACCGCCAGATGCAAAAAGGACATTGCCGTTTGCATTAAATCTTAAATCTCTTGGATAATCCAAGTAAGGCACTGGCTCATCTGGGGCGTCATATTGAGCGCCAAACGTACCTGTGGCGTTGTCCCAAGAAAATGCGGCTAAACCAGCGTCTGGGCCAGCGGCAATGCCCAAGATTATCGCTTCATCATCCGGTGAGAAAATAATACTGTAAGGGCCGCTAGTGCTGGTGAACCCTACCGAAATATCGGTGTCCGCAACCTTTGCTCCGAGAGTGCCTGTTGCATTGTCCCACGCCCAAATGTGAAGCCTTTTTGTGGCGTCGGGTGAGACTGCTCCAATGGCAACATAAGTCCCCGCATTGTTCCAAGCGACGTCATAAACAGCGCCTTCATCACCGGATATGGGGTCAACTGAAGGTTCAACTTTAGTGCCAAAACCAGTAGACTTGCTAAATGGAAAGATCGCTAAATTAACGCTGCTGTTGTAGCCAACAGCTACAAACTGCGAGTTTGGCGAAACCGCAATCGGCATGAAGTCTTGGTATGGGTTTGAGATAGTTGAAGACTCAGCTCTAGTGCCGCCGTATCCGCTAGCATCAGACCAATTGTAAGCAACAATCCGGCTTGAATTTACAACACCCTCCACATGGGAAACAAAAACAACATCACCGTCTGAGTGAAAAGCGACGTTATTAGGACCGCGCCTCGCAATCCCAGATGTAAATTGCGTCCCGAACCCCTCATCCCATCCATATGATGCCATTCCAAATTCTCCGGTTCCTTCAATTTGCAAAAGAGCCGCAGCAGCTATGCCACCGCCGCTTGGAGAAAATGCAATTCTGCCGCCGCCTTGAAACCCATCCCCAATAAATTCGGTTGGAACCAGCCTGTCGCCAAACCCATTCACTGAGTCGAACGGATAGGCGATCAGGTTTAAGCCATTGTCTGTTGTCGCGGAGTTAAAAGCGTACACAACAACATACTGCTCGCCCTCTGGAAGCAGGTTTGTAGAAGCTGAAATTCGACGCCATAAGCTCATCTTGTTATCCTAACGATTGGCCTAGAACGAAACCATACCAAGTGCTGCCGCCATCATGCGTGTAGAAGCTGAATTGGTCAACACCATCAGCAGTTGCAGTCAGGGTCGGTGCGGTTGCGCTCGGCCAGTCAACCGCCACTGGCCATGTCACAGTAAAGCCAGACGCGGAGGCGTCTTGGATGATTTTTAAAGTGAAGCCGTAAGCCGTACCCGTTGCCGGTGGATTGCTAAATGTGAATGTCGTGTTTTCGCTCAGAGTGGACGAAAAGACATTGCCAACTTCGCAGTTTAGCGCGGTGGCGTTGGATGAAGATGTCAGAGCCGCATAGGTGTCGTTGTAGCTTTTCGCCTTAAACTCTTCCGATGCAATTACATCGCCATTAGCATCCGCAGTAAGCACCTTACCCGCTTCGGATGTCCCAAGCGTTGCAACGTCAAGGATGCTCAAATCATCTGCAATTTCGGAAACCGCAGCAGTAGCGCCAGCACCATCAGCGTAGATGATCTTTTTCTCGTTGTTAGTAACGCTGACATCTGAGCCAGAACCTTGAGAAAATGTGCAATCAAAGCCAGACGAATTTACAACAAAGTAAACCTTTTGCGCGTCACTTGGGCTAATGGTAATTGCGCAAGCCTCGGTGGCCCCACTTAAAACCAAAACCTTAAACATTCCATCTGACAACGTGCCGTCAGTGGTTGAAAGGCTGTGCGCAGCTCCAGAGCCGGATAAGTCAATTGTTCCGACCCCGTTTATTAAGCGGTCAATTATGTCAAAGTTAAGATTGGTAGTTGGCCCCCAAGTGTTTGCTTGGTCGCCAATGCCAATCTTTTCGATCCCGCCGTTGTTAGTATATGTTGAGGCCATTTAACTATCCTTTGCTTGCACGATTACGGCTTGGTCGGCCAATCGGCGTCATCAAGATACGGGAAGTTTACATGATCTGTGATGTCACGCAAAGCCTGACGATATGTGGCCCACAAAGTAGCATCTACAGGTGCATCTGCAACTTGAGTCCAGTCAGATTGTGCCAGCAAGTCGTCACGCCGCGCACGGCCTGATGCGGCGGCGCGGTCATCGTAATCTTGGACTTCATCAGATGTCTTGTTCGAAACAGTCCAGCCAATAAACCATTCACCATTTTCTTCGTGTGGCGCAGAGTTTTGCTCAACCTTTTGGGTTCGGTCCTCGACGCTAGGCATTAACACAAAGTTTACGGTGTAAACTCCGTAAGACGCCAAAATGCTCTGAGGCACATTTTTCGGGAACGATGTGTTTGGATTGTCACGGCGTAGTTGCCCTACGGAGTAGGGGTATGTATCTACACTACCGTTTGTGATTTTAACGAGCGACATTTAAGTCTCCTTTTGTGTTTAACCGAAGTCTTTGTAGTCTATTCCAGACGCATATGGGCCAGAAGTGGGGAAGCCAGTAAG